AGATAAAGTTAATTTAAGGTTTCTACCAGTTTCTAACCATTTAGTGCCATTGTATCTAAAAGTAAATAGATCACCAAGAGAAGCAGTAGTTGTAAGTGTAGGTGCTGTGTCAGAAGCAAATTCATAGATTGCGTTCCAAGTTAATGTTCTTGAACCAGTACCATCTTGAATAAGAAGTAATGAAATGAATTGACCATTTGCTGGATTTGTAGGTGCAGATAATGTTCTGTTTCCACCTAAAGTTAATTTAGCAACTTGTTGAGTAGATGCGTTCCAAGTTACAGTAGCACCATCTGTAAGTGTTGCTTCAGCAAAATATCCACCTTTACCTAATAATATGTTTGTATCAGATAATGTTAATACAGTTCCAGTAGCAGAAGTAGATACTCCAGTTACTCCACCAGAAGCAAAAGACAATACACCTGAACCATTAGTAGATAAAAATTGACCAGAAGTTCCATCAGTAGAAGGAAGTGTTAAAGATAAGTCAGCAGATAATGTAGTTGGTGCAGATAAAGAAACATAATTAGTTCCATTAGCTGTTGCTTCTCTAAAACGAATTTCTTTGTCATTGTCTATAATTAAATTTACTGAACTTGTAGTTGCTGTATCTGAAAGTGTTAAAACTGTTCCTGTTGCAGAAGTTGATAGACCAGTTATTGAAACTGAAGAATCTAACCAATCAACTGTGTTAGCTGTGTAATTAATTGTTGCAAGAGATATTGAATCAGCACCATCATAGAATTTTAAAGTAGGAGAAGTTGCATTAGTTGTGTCTAACCAGATTTGTCCAGCGACAGCACCTGATGGTAAAGATGTTCCTGAATTATTTGTTTGAATTGCTGATAGTGCGTTGTTTAAATCTGATCTGAAGGAAGCGAATCCTTGATTTGCTATGTTATAATCGTGTTGGCTCATATTCTATCTAATATCCTTTAGCTAAGTAGTCAAAAGTTTTACTAACTCCTGAACCTGCACTATTTTTAAATGCTACATTGAAACCATTAACAGTTTTACTTGAAATTGTAAAGTAATCTCCTGTGTTTAACCCTTGTGCTGTAATTCCAACTGCATAACTTGAAGAATAAAAAGGATAAGTGAAAGTTACTGAGTAAGTTCCTGTTCCTGAAACAATATCGTTACCACTAAATATTCTATCTTCCATATCTATTGTAACTGATAAAGCTGATACAACAGGAGTTGAAGATAAATCAGATGAAGTCATCATAACTCTAAAGCGATAATATCTTGCTGTATAATCTCCAATTACAAAGTTTCTATAAGTACTCCAAGTTGTTCCATTGTCAGATAAAGATATTTCTAAATGTGCATTACAGTTAGCTGGTGCATCTCCGTCAAAGTTAGAACCTGCATCATCAAAGTCTCCAGTTTTTGCGTCAAACAAATCATCTAAGTTATCAGCAGTTTGCGAAATAAAAGCTGTAACTCTTGAAGTATAAACAGAACCGAGATCAATAGGATTTGCAAAATAATAATAACCTAAAGGATATAAGTCAAAAGTACCAATACCAGAATCAAAGAATGAAGTTCCTGAATCAAAACTTCCTGTTCCTGAATCAAACAATTCTGATGAATCTAATCTAATTGTATTGTCTAAAACAACTGTTCTATAAGTTGTTCCTGCAAATGTTGGAGATTCTGTTTGTGTAAGAATTGAATTAAAGTTTCCAATAGAACTTAAATTAGTTGCTATAATAGCTTCATTAGCAGAATAGTTACCATTTTTATCTACTGCTTTAATTAAGTAGCTTCCTGTTCTTGCTGGAACTGTAATTGATGTAGCTGGTCTTGCAACCTTTTCAACTAAAGATACTGAATCATTCCAATCAGCACCTGATGTTAATGGAGAATATCTAATTGTGTAATGTGCTAAATCTAAATCACCTATTTGTGTCCAAGCCAAGTGAGCATCACTTCCAACAATGTTACAAGAGAAATCTTGTACATCTTCTGGTGGTGCTATTCCACCAATAATAGTTCTTGTTGCAGAAGTATAAGTAGATGAAGCACCTAAAGTATTAAATGCTTTTACTCTTACGTTATACGTTGAACCATCTATTACGTTTAATATTCTTTGGTTTAATCCTTTTCCTTGTCCATGAATAAGATAATCAGTAGCTGTACTTAGTTTGTATTCAACTTGGTAGTAGTCCACAAAACTATCTGGCGAAGTACCTATTGTTACATCTAAAGCTGTAATAACAACTCCATCACTATAAAGAATTAATTGATCGCTTAATGTAACTGAAGCTGGTGCAGATACAGAATTAGGATTTGGTAAAGTCGTATCAGCTATTGTTGGTGCTTGATTTTTAGAAGCCCAGCTATAAAAAGAATCTTGATGTTCTGATAATTGCAAATCAACTGTGCTATCTGTGTTAATCGCAAGACCCATAACTCTAAATGGTTTTGCACTAAATCCACCAGTTGAATAAGTTAAAGTTACTATATCTCCAATAGATAAGTTTAATGCTTCTGAAGTGCAAGTCAATTCAACACCTAAAGCATTTCTTGAACGTCTTAAAATAATTTCGCAAAGTTCTTCTGCTTGATAAGGATTTGTTACATTTCTAAATTCAAATAATCCTTCTAGTGGTGTTCCATTATCTTCATTTAATAATGTTGTATATTGATCTCCAACTGGTAATGAAGAATCATCTGCTGGTGGAAAAGATATTGTATCATCTTGCCAGTTTTTTGTAGGATTTGGAAATGTTCCTATAACTCTATTGTATTTGTTATTTTTCTTTTCTCCATAAATTTTAATACCACCAATAATATTGTCGGTAGTTAAAAGTAATTGTGAACTTCCAGTTCCTTCTACGATAACTTTGTATTTACCTTGAGTGTAAGTAAATAATGCTCTCATAGGTGCTAATAAATCTTTTACATTATCTAATACTTTTTGAGATGTATCTATAACTCCATTTGTTGTAAATAAATCAATATTACTTGCACTTGTATAAGGAGTTACTTGAGTTTCGCATGTATTTGCAGAAGTTTTAAATGAATCGTAATTAGTTTCAAATGCAGAATTTGGTAAACCTTTTCCGTATCTGGCATTTCTTAAATAGTCTAAAAGAATTAATGCTGAGTTATCTGAATAAGTCCAAGTAGAAGCAGTATCTTCTCTATGAGAACCTGTTCCACCTTTAGTAGAATCTAATCTTGGGTCATAAATCTTTTTACCTTTTAATGTTACTTTAACATCAGGCAAAGAACTAAATGCGTCTTGATTCCAAGTAAATTTAAAAGCAACATAAGCAACACCAGATAATTTATAATTAGAGTCCCAGTTTGTACTTTCATCTAATAAAGAAGAAACAGATTGATTATCCAATCCATAAAAAGATTGAACTGATATTAGACTTGCACCATCTTTATAATAATTTGTGTCTGAACTATTTACTGTTCTTACTGTGCCATCTGTTAATGAACCAGACCAAGTTACTAATTTGTCATCAATATAAATTGAGTCAATAGATTCAATTCCATTTCCACCACCTTCGCAAAGAACTCCACCAATATAAAGATAATTATTATCTGTTCCTGAACTTTCAATAAATACTCTTGATATACCAACTTGTCTTTGACCATAAACAACAGGTATGGAAGCATTATTAGAATCTTTATTTAATAAAATGCCCTTAGCACCTTCGTATTGACTTCCACCATATCCAGCAGGTTGAATTGGTTTTGGAACTATCCAACCAATAACTGAACTTACTATTTTACTAACTCCTTTAAAAACACCACTTATAGCTTTTGTTGCACTACTAAATATATTTCCTATTGAACCCATTAAATTCTCACAAAATTATTCCAGCTAGGTTTTGTATATCTAACTTGATGTTTAACTATTTTATTATCTTTAACTCTTAGCCATTTAATTTGTTTGTCATAGCCATAAAGACTTGTAAAATGATTTTTAGTCCAACCCATTATTTCTTTAAGGTTTCTCTTAGCAAGAGTTTCAATATGCCAAAGATTGTCTCCACAATTCCATTGATTAGCTTTTAATATTCCAGTTGCTTTAAATCTGTGTTCAACAATATCATTAAGAAAAGCCCAGTTAGTAAAACCTATAACTTCGTTTTTATCTCTATGTATTTGGTATTGTCCAAGATTAAAAGATGGTAAAATCATATCAATTAGTTGTGCATATTTATATTTGTTATATTTTTCAAAGTAGCGATAGACAGAAATAATTCTGTGTAAATCGTTCATGCTCTACCCCATTTAATTTCTCTAACTGATTGACTTGCATAATCAAATCCTTTGTCGTTAGGAAAATATAGTTTTTGTGAATTACTATTAGTTTTTCTTGTTTTAACTTTATCAAAATCTGCCCAATGAGAAGCAACACTTATTAAAACATTTGAACTAGTTTCATCTTCATCAATATTAAAATTTTCTATTCTTCCTTCAAATAAAAGAAATGGGTCAGATATAAGTGTTTGAGTATCATCTAAGAAACCTCTATAAACATTAACAACTTTATCCATATAGTCATTATTAAGAAATAATGAAATAATAGTTTGGTCTGCACCAGTAAATTTTAGTGTTAAACTATTAACTGCAACTTCTGAACTTTCAGTTACTTCTGATAAGCCAAGAAATAAAGATGAAGCTGTATATGTATTTGAATTATATACTACGTCTTTATAATGATCTGTATAATAATAACCTGTGCTTACTCCAATATAAACTAATTCTATTGGGTTAATTTTGTTTGTTGCAAGTTCTGATATTACTGATGCACTTAATGATCTAGGCATTACAATACCTCTATAAGATCAACTTCGTATTTGAAATAGTTTTCTGTACCGACATTAAATTCTTGAATATCATTAGTAAGTCCAACTGTAAAATCTACATTAGAATAAATAAGTATTGCATTGTCAGCAACACCAGTTCTTAATGGCGGTTCAAATGTTAAAGTGCCTTGACCAGAACCATTAGAAGATACATCTGCAACAATCATGTAAACTTTGTTTTGTCCTGTAAATCTAAAAAAATCTCCAGCTTTAAATATTCCTGATGTACTATTTGCCATTCCATCTATTGCAACTGAAGTAACTCCTGCACTAATAGCACCATTAACTCTAATAACTCCTGAAGCAACTCCATTAGATGAAGCCATTGTAGAAGGAGTGTATTGGAATGATTCTAATTGTGATCTTTGTTTCATTATGAAAGCGAGAATAGGTGCAAATTCTGATCTAGTCATAACTGGAAATTTAAGAGTTAATCTAAATCTTTGTCCATCAATTTGTCTTGCTTGTCGTCTACCAGATACAGTTGTTGAAACAATAGTATTTTGTTGTGATGTTATTGATACTGCTGTTGTTGTTGGACTTGATGGGAATGTGCCACTCATACTAAATTTGATCTACCTTTCGCATTTAAAGCTTGGTTTACAATATTTGTAATTACTGCTCTATTGTTTAAAAATAATTGTTCTACTCCTCTTACATCTACTGCTGATACATTTACATTAACTACTGTTCCCATTCCATTTAAATCTGGTGTAGGAACTATTGTTCCACTTGTAGAAGGAATAAATAATTCTCTACCACGTTCACCAACTATTGCTGGTTGTCCAGCTTGTATGCCACCACCTTCAGCAAAAAATAATGCGGCTATCTGTGCTATCTGACCAATAGTATTTAATGTACTATTTCCACCGCCACCACCGCCGCCAGAACTTTGTAATCCATTAAGAGCAGTTTGATAACCTATTTGAGATAATAAAGCTGAGTTTTGCTGTTGTATATAACCAATTTTTTGTCTTTCAATTTCTAATCCTGTTTGAGATAAAATTACCTCTAATGATCTTCTTGCAATAGTTTCAATAACTGTTGATAATATTTTAACCAATACGTTTTGTAAGAATGATCTAAATACATTTTGTAATTTCTCTCCTAAAATAATTGATTTTGCTAAACCTTCTGCTAATCCTGTTATTCCTTTGTTAATTTCTTCAGCAATAGTTTGTGATATATCTTTAGTTTTTTCTAAAGCATCTTTGTTTAAAGACTCTAATAATTGTTTAATTTTTTCAAATAAACTTAATTGAACTTCTACTTGACCTTTAATTCTCTCTAATGCTTGTTCATATTTGCTTTGATTTAAAAGTCTCTCTTGTTCTTTTTCTAATATTCTTTCGTTAATTCTAAATTGGTTAAATAAACCTTCGTTTTGATTTGCAACAGTTTGCTCGTTTTCTTTTGCAATAAGTCCAGCATCTTGTAATAAACTTTTAATTTTTCCATAAGTAGCACCTAAAGCAAGTACAGCTATCTGACCTTTTTTGCCTAATAATAAAAATCCTATAATTCCTATTTCTTGAACTTCTTTAGGAAATAATTGTAAGAACGAATATAAATCTTTAAAAGCTTGAACAGTAAATTCAAATATTGGTTTAATTAAAGCTATAATAGTATCTGCAAATCCTAAAAATTGTTGTACTATTTGAATAGTACTTTTTGCGAAATCATTAACAAATCTTTTAAGTTGTTCTGGGTTTTCTTTTATAATGTCTGTTATTGCATTTGTTAAATTAGTAAAAAAATCTAATAATCCAGCTTGTGCTATTGCTTGTTTAATATCTTTGATAGCATTAAAGAATCTGTTTGTCGCACCTTCAAATGTATTTGCAAAAGCATTACTAGCTAAACCGAATTGTCCATTAGTACCAAATACTTTTAAAAATTCTGCTACTGCTGTTTTTGAATCTCTTTTAATTCCATCAGTAAATCCTAAGATGTTTTCTAGCCCACGTCTTTTTAATTCTCTAGTTCCTTCTATTCCATTAATAGATAAATTATTAAATTCTCTAGCTACTGTTTCTAATGGAATATTTAAAGCTATTGAAGCATTTTGAATAGCTGTTAATGAATCAATTAATTTATCACTATTTTTTGTTAAAGCAAATATAGCACTTGCAGATTGTTCAATTTGATCTGATGGTAATGGTGAATTGGATATGAATTTTTGTAATTCTTCAAATGCTTTTTTACCTTCATTAATAGATGGTGCTAATTGTAAAAATTGACTTCTTAATTTTTCAGCTTCTGAACCTGCTTTTAGAATACCTCGTATTGTTGCACCAGCACCTAAACCTATTAAAGCATTTTTAAGGTTAAAAATATTATTCTTAACATCAGTAAAAGCTTTTGAAGCATTGTCTATGACATTAAGTTTTATATTTAGTTGCTGATCTGCCATGTAGTTTCTCTTTATCTGCCTTCACTTTAAAGTAAGCTATCCAATAATAAAATTCATCTTGAGTCATCAAGAGAACTTCTTCCATACTTTTTTTTAATTCATGACCCAGAGCAAGTATAGAATATAACTCCGAATCAAATCTTACTTTTTTTCAGCTTCCTCGTAAGAAACACCATTCAACATTTCTGTTGATACTCTAGCTATAACATTTGCATCAGCATTATTCAATAATGTTAGCTTGTCATCTAGCTTAAATATTTTATTTC